CTTGCGAAATGCTAGGTGTCAGTAGCGGATTTCCTAGATTTGATGCAGCCATAGGCGGTGGTTTTAGAAGACAATGTGTTGACTTAATTGCGGCGAGACCAAAAGTTGGTAAGAGTATGCTCGCTGACAATGTAGCATCCCATATAGCTGGAGAGCTTAATATTCCAGTTCTTGTTCTTGATACGGAAATGGGAAAGCAAGACCATTACAATAGGCTTCTTGCTAAATTCAGTGGTATAAATATCAATGACATCTCAACCGGCAGCTATGTTAAAATGGTTAATGGTAAAGAGAGGGTAGCTCAAGCTATTGAAAAAATCAAAGAAATGCCCTTTGACTACATGTCAATTGCCGGAAAACCTTTTGAAGAAACACTGTCAATCATTCGTAGATGGCTGGTAAAGAGAGTTGGTACTGATGAAAATGGTCGAAGGAATGACTGCATGGTCATTTATGATTACTTGAAGCTCATGTCTTCTAGCGAAATAAATGACAGCATGAAGGAATTTCAAGTACTAGGCTTCCAGATAACCAAGCTGCACAATTTTACCGTTCAGTATGACTTTCCATGCCTTAGCTTTGTTCAACTCAATAGAGACGGTATAACTAAAGAGTCAACAGATGCCGTTAGTGGGTCAGACAGGCTTATCTGGCTATGTAGCAGCTTTAGTATATTCAAGAACAAGTCTGATGAAGAAATGGCAGAAGATGGAGGGGCTACAGGAAATAGAAAACTTATCCCAATAGCCACAAGACATGGTGGAGGATTAGACGATTATGATTACATCAATGTTGACATGAAGGGTGAGATTGGAACCGTTGAAGAGAGAATGACAAAATCAGAATCTATTGAAGGTTCCCGATTTCAAAAAGAAGGTTTTGTTGTTGAAAGTGATCAAGAAGAACCTCAGGAACCCTTTTAATGATAATTAGTAAAGCCGCCAGAATAGCTTTGGCTGACATACTGTCAGACAGAATAGATGAACTTTTTAATTTTTTAGAAATTGACTATACAGACAACAACGAGTATTATGGTTTTACCTGCCCCATACATGAAGGTGCTGATAATCCTCAAGGATGCACAATGACCGTTCATGGAGAATGGAAAGGTGCTTGGAAGTGTTGGACTAGAGGTTGCGAGAAAGAGCATACTCACTCAATAATGGGTTTTGTTCGGGCTGTCCTGAGCGAAAGAAGAGGTAAGAATGTCACTTTTCCTGAAACGGTAGGATTCTGTAAAGAATTTTTAAAAATATCTGACTCTGAAATAAAGGACAGGGTTAGTAATATGCCTTCTCTTTTAGAGAGATATTCAAAGCAAACAAATGAAAGAGAATCCGTAACATTAAAGATTAGTCGTAGACAAATAAGAAATAGCCTTTCGATGCCTCCAAGTTATTATTTAGACAGGGGCTATTCAGAGGAAGTACTAAATAAGTTTGATGTTGGAAATTGTAACGCACAAGGAAAACAAATGAACGGGAGAATTGTGGCTCCGGTTTATGACGAAAACTACAAATACGTTGGGTGTGTTGGAAGAACGCCCCACGAAAACCATAATGGATACAAGTGGATAAATTCAAAATACTTTCATACAGGCTCTCATCTTTATGGTTATTGGCTAGCAAAAGATAAGATTCGTAAAACAAAAACAATCATTCTCGTAGAAGGTCAAGGAGACGTATGGAGGCTTCACGAAGCGGGAATAGAAAACTGTGTTGGAATCTTTGGCTCTAGCCTAAGCGATGCACAGTCAAGACTTATACAAACGTCTGGAGCTTTAACCGTAGTTATACTTACCGATAACGATGAAGCTGGGCAAAAAGCAAAAATGTCTATACGAGAAAAATGTAGCACGTTATTTAATATAATTGAACCTGAGTTCTCAGGTGATGATATGGGTGACATGACAATAGAAGAAATCATAAAAGAAATTAAGCCTCAACTGGATGGAAAATATGCCTAATATAATCGGTTTTTCTGGATATAAACAAAGTGGGAAAACAACAGCTACTAACTTTTTGTATGGCTACCAATTGCGAGTAAATGAAGTGATTCAAAAGTTTCTGATGAATCCAGAAACTGGAGAGCTTCTTGTAAATGCAATGGCCATCAATGAGAAGGGTGAAGAAGAAGAAGGGCTTGGGGTTTTTGACATAGAAAGAAGGGATTCAGACTTTGTTGATTATGCGTCCCGGTCTGTCTGGCCTTATGTTCGTTCCTTTAGTTTTGCAGACCCTTTGAAAATAATTTCAATTCAATTGTTTGGACTGTTAGAAGAACAATGTTACGGAACAAACGATCAAAAGAATACACCTATTAATATCAAATGGGAAGATTTACCCAATCCCGTTGTTTCCGACAAGACTGGGTTCATGACTGCTAGAGAATTTTTACAATATTTCGGAACTGAGGTTTGTAGAAAGATTAAGTCAAATATCTGGGTTGACAGTTGCGTCAATAGAATCAATCAAAGCGAGACAGATCTTGCTATCGTCTCGGACGTAAGATTTCCAAATGAAGTAGAGGCTATCCAGAAGGCTGGCGGAAAAGTAATTAGACTTACTAGGAAACCACATAAAGATGTACATGATAGTGAAACATCTTTGGATAGCTATGAAGGATTCGACTATGTTCTAGACAATCAAGACTTGGGCATTGACGAAACAAACAAGGAACTTTTAGGAATAATAAAAAGTTGGGGATGGGCATAATATATGATAGTTTGTTATCACAGAAGCAGTAGTCTAGGAACTTTAGAATTTTGTCAGCAGAAGTATTTCTTGGAATACAACCTGTCTTTTAAAGACAAGACCAACAAGAAAGCCTTGATGGGGACAATAGTTCACAAAGTCATGCAAACACTTGGTGATAAAAAAATTGCCATAGACAAGGGTTTGAAAAATGTCGAAGATGAAGAGACCGGAAAGACATTGACTCTTGATGAGTGTGACGACCTAAAGTTATTAAACGATATAGCTTTTGATTACTATACTTCAAATTTCCCAGAAGTAAATATAACAGACGCAGACAGAAGAACCTGCTTAAAATGGGCAGAAAAAGCCGTAGCCTATATGGATGGGTTTTTAGACCCAAGAAACCAAGATGTATATGCGACTGAGCTATTCTTTGATTTTGAGATTAAGAAGCCGTGGGCAAAATATTCCTATGAGCTTGGTGGAGAAATCATAGAGGGGTACTTATCTATCAAAGGTACGGTAGATCTTATCCTCAGTCAGGGTGGAGACTACTACGAAATCCTAGACTACAAAACTGGCAAAAGGCTTAACTGGGCTACCGGAGAAGAAAAAACCTTAGAAAGTCTTCAGAAGGACACGCAACTCCTTTTATATTATTACGCCTTAAAGAATGAATACCCAGATAGAGAATTTGCCGTAAGTATATACTATATTAATTCCGGTGGATTATTCTCCCTAGTCTTTGACGAAGAAGACTATGCAAAAGCAGAAGATATCCTCAGGAAGAAATTCGAACAAATAAGAAACATACAGAACCCAAAACTTCTTTCTAAAGGAAACAAACATTGGAAGTGTCAAAAGCTATGCAAGTTTAGCGAGCCTTGGAAAGACACGGATAAAAGCCTTTGTCAACACATCAGTGCTGAAGTAAGAAAAAAGGGTGTGAACGCAGTTGTTGAAGAGTATGGAGATATTGGAAAGATTACTACCTACGGAGACGGCGGTGGTAGATTATCGGAAGACAGTAAAAAATGAGCTGGACACCACTCCACCTACATTCGCATTACAGCTTATTGGACGGTCTTAGCAGGCCTAGCCAGATAGCGTCTCGATGTTCAGAATTAGGACACGCCTCTTGTGCGTTGACTGACCACGGAACTATATCAGGTGCGGTAGCTTTTACGCAGGCCATGAAAGATAAAAATATCAAACCCATATTAGGGTGTGAGTTTTATCTAAGTCAAGAATCTGCAACCATTAAGAATCCAGAAAACAGAGGCTTGAGCCATCTGTGCGTTTTAGCCAAAAACAAAAAGGGCTGGAAGAAACTCATCGAAGCTGTTTCTAGAAGTAATGATGAAGATGTATTCTATTATAAGCCACGGTTAGACTTAGACATGCTAGGAGAATATGCAGACGGAAACGTTCTTGCTTTTAGTGGTCATCTTGGAAGCGATATGGCTAATGCAATTTTTACAAACTTTAAACTTGCTTACAACCAAGAAACAGAAGATGGTGTCAAGAATTACATAG